TCCAGCAGCGGCTGAACCCATTGCTCATATCTGCCTGGGTTGATCTCTGCAGCGCCCAACAAATGCTGCTCTAGGGCGTTGTGGATTGTTGTACCGCGCTCAGACCATCCATCTGGCCCGTCGCGGGTTGCGTCGATCTGCGCTCTGACCATGGGGCTCATGTCAAAGGACAGGACACCCGTAACGCTGTGCAGCAACCAGCTGTCGCCGTACCGATAACGGTGGATGTCTTCGTGGAACTCCAAGCCCTCGATTGGTTCGAGCATCGTCATATTTTCTGCTGGCAGATCATATCCTGTTATGGTGTCGCAGGAACTGACATCGCGTTAAAACTTTTGGCAAAGCATGAGAAGGGCGAATCACTGATCATCCGGGTGGTTCTACCGCCTGAGATAGGAGATTTGCTGATCGACAACAAGCCCAAAACCCTGACCATGCCTCAGTTTGCGGCATACCTAATCGAACTCGGCACTCAGCAAGGGGTTGACAACGGCTCACAGCCACTAATCATGGGAGAACCAGCCGCCCGCCAGGGCTCTATAAAGAGTAATACTAATAAAACTAATACTAATAAAACTAATAAAAATAACTATATAAATGATGAGCTACAGCAACACGAAGCTCTGATCCAGGAGTTCTGGAGGATCAAGAAAGGCAGCAGAGGCCAGACCGCTTGGAACCTGCTGATGACTGAGCTGATGAAGCTCCTGAAAGGCCATGGACATGCCGTTGTCGCTGAGCAGCTGACAGCAGCCATTAACGGGAAATGGCAAGGCGTCTCCTGCAGCCGCTACGAGCAGTTCAAACCAGCAGCTAAGGCGGATGCCCCGCCGGAGCCATCCAGACACCCTGCAGGCCGCGTCTTCACCGCTAAGAGCGGCTTCTCTGATGAACCCAGCAATCCTGCGTTACGAGGGCTTGTCTAATGAGCCAAACCGCCATCGATCTCGAAACCAAAAAGGTCTACAGCCTTGAACAGCTGTGTGAACTGCATGAGGAAGAGACCCTGATGCAGAAGTTCAGCGGAAAGCGTTTCGGTTGCGTCCAATGCCTAATGGAGGCTGATTTTGATCGCACAGGCGTTGCTCGTCCGATTGAGGCGATCCTGGCTGAACTAGATATTGAGCAGATCCCGGCAGAAAAAAGCTTTCGCCGTTCAACGATCTACCACCGCAACGACGAACAGGTTTTCTCCCCCAGTTGCTTCACGCATCTGCCAGGCAAGGCGAAGAACGCTAAATGCGCGTCAACCGAATCTCGTCATCATCAGTTCTGCGCTGAGCTAGCGGCGGGTAGACGGAACCTAGTTATGAGGGTTGATCCGCCAAACCTAATTGCAACAACGATGCCGCGATATAAAAAAGATCCTGGCTTCCGTGAACCTGATGTTGCCTTCCTGATCGCTGAGTCACCGACGATCGCCAGTACCGTCCAAAAGCAAATACTGCGTGGAGAACACCGGACTCTTGATTTTGACGGCTATGAAGGACATATCGCTGTCGAAGTGCAGCTATCACATCTTTCCCTGCAGGAATACAAAGATCGAACAGCTGATCACCGAAAACGTTTTAAAAACGTTCTTTGGATATTCCATGAACATTTCTTAGGGAACGTCAGCACCATTCGTGCCTATCAGGCTGAAACAGGAGAAGATACATGGGTCATCGTTGAAGACGGCGGCGGTCGATTTCATCTCGATCGCAGGCCATATAAAAAACGGGGACCACGCAAGCAGAAGAAGCGTGTCGACTTCTGCAGCAAAGCTCTTCGCAGAAGGGCGCGGCGGCTCGTCGGATCAGACGAAGAAGCCGAACAGCTCGCTCAATGGGCTGAAAAGATGATGAAAGAGGGCTTCTCTCTGGATTCGCTATTAAACGATCGTTATTACCCCAATGCAGAAAGCTTTTGACACCGCATCCATACGCCGCGCTTTGCAACACGGCGTCAACCAGGGTTACTGGAACATCGAAGATCTTGATAAAATACCTCCAGGTTGGCGTGACAACCTTCAAGTCGATCGCACTGTCTTCCCGCAGGGCTATATCGGCATCGAGCATAAAAACCTGCTTCGGGACTATCACCCCGAGTTACCGGAAGCAGCACCCTCCTCTCGCGACCTTGCGAGTCCTATAAAGACTGAACTCCCACCGCCAAAGCAAGCAACTATCGATGACGATCCTTTCTAAAACGAGCGAACACCTCGTTGCACTTAAAACGTTTGTAACCCACGCCGAAAGGCAGCAGCTCACAGAAGAGGCTTCTGAGCAGAACATGAGCCGCAGTGAACTCATCCGCGAAAGGGCACTTCAATCAGCGTTTCGGATGAAGCAAGGCTCAGGTGTATATGCAGCCGCAGTCGAGGCCGCCTGTAAGACCTATAGCGGTGTTCCTCGACCGCAAATGGAAGCACTCGTTTCCGCTGTTATCCGTTCCCTTGACGCCTCAACACGCGATGCCTGATTACGAGTCGTTTCTCTTTGATCTCGTTGATCTGCTAGAGGAGCGTGCCATTGCTCGCTATCAAGAGCAGATCCAAAACGATTATGAGGCAGTTACCGATCCTGTTTACGGTGCTAGCTTGACGCTGAAAAACGAAACGATTGATGGCATCGGTTGAAGTTCAGGCCCGAGAACTCCCCGTAGAAGATCTCAGCGTTTACGCCAAAAATGCCCGCGTACATCCTGAAGGCCAGATTCAAAGCCTGGCCTCAGCGATCCAGCGGTTTGGCTTTACCCAGCCAATCATCGTTAATGACAAGCTGACCATTCTTGCCGGGCACGCTCGTTTCGAAGCGGCTCGCCGCATTGGCCTAGATCAAGTCCCTTGCCGGGTCGTTAGCGGGCTAACAGCGGCGGAACAGAAGGCGTATGTCATCGCTGATAACAAGATCTCTGAGGAATCCACTTGGGATTACGACATCTTGCTTGACGAGATCAGCTCAATTCATGGGCTCGATCTAGACGATGATCTAAATCGGCTTCTCGATTTCTCTGGAAGTATCCCGGAGCCAGAGCAGGAGATCAGCTACAAACCAATTACAAACCCTACGCAGGGTGCTGGCTTAGGCGTTACAGACGCAACCATTGAACGAGAGCAGGAGAAACTCTCTAATCAATTCGCTGGGAAATCAGAACAGAATCTCGCTCGGATTACCTGTCCACATTGCGATGAATCCTTTACCGTCGATAAAAGCAACATCGCATGACTCCTCAAGAAGTCGGTGAACTGCTGGAACAGCAGCAATACAAGTTCGCCAGAACGATGCCATGGATCCCGCATTACTACACGCTTAAGGAAACCTGGGCTGATGGCAATCAATACCGGGATGTCATCGCATGGATCCTAGAAAACGGTGAGCTTCGTCAATGGGGCAAAAAGAAAACCGTGCGTCGATACTTCGATCATGGTGAATGGCGCTATTGGCCGATGACGACCGATCCTGATGAGTCCATCCTGCTGAATCGCGCAAAGATCGCTAAAGACAAGTCAATCCCTGTTGAATCACCACAGCTGTCCATCGAACAGCAGTTAATCGATCAATGACTCTCTATTCGATCTTGACTCATCCTTACGACGAAGTCGCAGGCCAATACGATCGGATCTGGAGTTCGCCGCAGGCGCTTCAAGAGGATCGTCAGATCATGGAACGCATTGCTTACACCAAAGGCGATGTATTGGACATTGGGTGTGGCACCGGCTTATTCCTTGACCATTACCCAAACTGCCAAAGCTATTTGGGTGTCGATCCATCACAAGCAATGCTGGATCAGCTGCTGTTGAAGCATCCCGATCGGGAGACCCTTTGCCAGACGTTTGAAGCATCGCTATCCAGGCTTTCGACGAAGCGATATGACCTAATCATCTCGCTGTTCGGATCGCCTTCCTACATCCATCCAGCGGCGCTCGATTGCGTCCATGATTTGCTGCGGCCTAAAGGCAAACTGCTGATGATGTTCATCGCACCTGATTACACTCCGATTACTCATCAATACATCGAGAACCCGCCGCCACTCATCAGCCATAACTTTGCCAACTATGGCAAGGTGTCCAGATTCGGTAATTACGTCGTCACTCAGAAATGAGGTTCTATCAGGATCAGACCGTTTACGAAGCCGCGCTTGATCGGATCCGATACCTGTACAGCGAATTTGATGATGTCATCGTCAGCTTCTCTGGCGGTAAGGATTCAACCGTAACGCTCAACATGACGTTGCAGGTTGCGCGAGAGCTAAATCGTTTGCCTGTCAAAGTCGTTTTTCTTGATCAGGAAGCCGAATGGCAATCGGTTGTCGATTACGTCCGCAGTGTTGGGGACATGGACGAAGTTGAGATGTGGTGGTTTCAGATCCCGCTGAAGCTGTTTAACAGCGCATCATCAGACACTGATTGGCTGAACTGCTGGGCAGAAGGAGAGGAATGGATCCGGCCCCAGGAGCCAAACTCCATAAAGGTCAACCGCTATGGCTCCGATCGGTTTAAGGAGCTATTCGGAAAGATCAGCCTCGTTGAATGGGGCCATAAACGTGTGGCCTGGGTCGCTGGTGTCCGCTGCGAGGAATCACCCGCACGAGCAATGGCTTTAACCACCGGCATCACTTACAAGCACATAACCTGGGGCCAAACGCTTAGCAAGACGAAAGGGCATTACACCTTCTACCCGCTGTACGACTGGAGTTACACCGACATCTGGAACGCGATCCATAGCAATGGCTGGACCTATTGCAAAATCTACGATGAGCAATACCGATACGGCATGGGCATTAACCAGATGCGCGTGTCAAACCTGCATCACGAAACAAGCTTTGTCAGCCTTTTCTATCTGCAGGAGATTGAGAAGCACACATGGGAAGCTCTCTGTCGCAGGCTGCCGGGGGTAAACACCCTTGGTCAGTTAAAGACTGACGCTTACGCCTGCCCTAAGAGCCTGCCAAGCATGTTTAAATCTTGGCGCGAATATCGAGATCATCTGCTCAAATACATCTGCCTTCATGCTGATCAGCAGGAGAAGTTCCGCAAACGCTTCGACAAGATGGACGAGAAACTATCGCTGTTCCCGGCTAAAGATGAGATGTATAAAGCCCAGATCAAATCCATCTTGAGCAACGACTACCATTTCACCCAACTAGACAACTGGCAGACACGGCCACAAATGGCAGATTGGCGTAACTGGATGAAGGGCAAGACCCACCGGAACAACAGCAAAAACCTCTACATCCGTCTTGCAATCCAGCAGGGCATTCAACCCACTACAGCAGCATGACAATCTTTAATCTCGACGAGATCGAAAAGCTGGAAGGCCAAGCTCGCTTAGAGGCAATAGAACAGGCAAGAGAGGCATTGCATAACCTGTCTCCGGTTTGCGGTCAGCCAGTCGATCGAATCCGCTGGGTGCCGGTCGATATGGTCGAGCCAAACGATTACAACCCCAATAGCGTCGCAAAGGTCGAGCTTGGGCTGCTCTATACCTCAATCCTTCATGACGGCTATACGCAGCCGGTCGTCACCATTTGGGATGCCGAGAAAGAGAAATACGTAATCGTTGACGGCTTTCACCGTTATTTCACCTGTCGGAACAATCAGGACATCCGTGATCGCAACCTGGGTTACCTACCAGTCGTCGTTCTTGATAAACCCATTAACGACCGCATGGCAAGCACCGTCCGTCATAACCGCGCACGGGGTAAGCACAGCATTGATGGCATGAGCAACATGGTCTTTCAAATGCTTGAGAATGGTTGGTCAGAAGCAGAGATCTGTGCAGAACTCGGCATGGAAGCAGAAGAAGTCCTGCGCCTTAAGCACATCACCGGCTTCAGCAAGCTCTTCGAGGATGTTGAATACAAAAAGGCTTGGGAGAGTAAAGTCCAGCTCAAGCTGCGTAAACAGGCAGAAAAACAGGCGGCTGCTGATTCAGCTGACTGATTACCCTTAGAAAAATAGGTCGATGCCATGGCAGGCAAGAAATCCACTAACGCCGAAAAAGAATGGAGAATCGCTCGGGTTGCAGCTCTTAAAGCACGCAACGTTCCGACCTCTGAGGCCGTCGCGTACATGACACGCGAATGGGGGGTTAGCACCCGCCAGGCAATGCGTTACATCAGCTGGGCTAATGAGGTCATAACTAAGGATTGGGATATTGATCGGCGTCAGCTCACCGCTGAATTGCTGGCGCAACTTACGTCACTGGCTCAGGAGACCCGTAAATCAAGCCAGCCATCCGTAACCCTGGGCTGCATTAACTCAATCGCGAGGATTGCTCGCATCCTTGACTGATGAGCATCCTTGCGGCTGTCCCAGGTGGTTCTGTCCTATCGGAGGTAATCGCAGGCTCAGCCTTCAAGGTAGAGGACTATGCCGAATATGTTGATGGCTTAGTCGAGGGGCTTACTGGGCCACAGCGACAGGTCTGGGATACGGAGCAACGTTTTAAGCTGCTCTGCTCTGGCAGACGCTTTGGCAAAACCTATCTCTGCATTACCCGCCTGATCTGCTGGGCAATGGAGAAGCCCGGAAGCCTTTGCTGGTATGTCACGGCTAATTATCGGATGGCAAAGCAGATCGCCTGGCGTCAGCTGAAGACGATGGCCCCGGAAGAGCTGGTGGTCAAACGGAACGAATCAGATCTATCGATCGAGCTGGTTAACGGCAGCCTGATTGCATTGCGCGGTGCCGATAACGAAGACAGCCTGCGCGGCGTCAGCCTTTCAGCTCTGGTAATTGATGAGGCGGCGTATGTAAAACAGACGGCATGGGAGATGGTGTTACGCCCTGCCTTGTCAGACCAGGGTGGCCCTGCATGGTTCATTACAACCCCTGCTGGCCTGAACTGGTTTCATGATTTATGGCAGCAAGCGCAGGAGCAAGCTGACTGGGATACCTTTTCATTTACCACCATTGACGGTGGCAACGTTTCAGCAGAGGAGATTGAGGCGGCCAGAAACACTCTTGATGAGCGCACCTTCCAACAGGAATACCTCGCCAGCTTTGAAACACTGGCTGGTCGGGTCTATCCCGGCTTTGGTGATGACAACATCCGCAGCGATGTAAAAGATATGGGCGGCCCGATCTATTGGGGCTCTGATTTCAACGTCAGCGTTATGGCGGGTGTGTTGGGTAGCAGGGTGGGTGACACGCTGCATATTTGGGATGAGCTGGCCGTTAAACAATCCAACACCGACGAGGTTTGTGCTCTGCTGAAGGAGCGATTCCCTGATCGTCAGATCCTGGCTTACCCCGATCCGACCGGATCAGCTCGCAAGACTTCATCCGCCGGGCGTACAGACCATGACATTATTCGCCGGGCAGGGTTCAGCTGCATCAGCCCGAAATCATGTTGGGCAGTAAAAGACAAGATCAACGCAACCAACTGGATGATCCGCACTGTTAATGGCGACATGAAGCTGTTTGTCCATCCGCGTTGTAAGCACACCATTAAGGCCCTAAGGAACGTCACTTACAAGCAAGGGGCTGAGGAGTACGTGATTGATAAGACAGGAAACATTGAACACTGGACAGATGGCCTGGGCTACTTAATCCTCGGCGCATTTAATCCATTGCATGAACGAGCTGGACGGGGCACCGGAATCCGTCTTTACTAAACTGTTGCCATCGGGCGGGATTCTGCTGTGTACTCAGGTTTTTCTGGCGGGCGTCAGCGGGTCGGCAACGTTACCCAGGTCAGTGATCCAAATACCGCATGGGTCAACATGGAGCCCCATTGGGGCCTAATTGAGACACTGCTGGGCGGCACTTACAAGATCAGAAAGGGGCACCGCAAATATCTGCCGCAAGAGCCAAGAGAACTAGATGAGGCTTATGACAACAGGCTTCAGCGTTCTGTACTCAGCCCTTATTACGTAAGGCTTGAGCGGATGTTGGCGGGGATGCTGACCCGCAAGCCAGTCCGGCTTGATGATGTGCCGGATCAGATAAGAGAGCAGCTTTTTAACGTTGACCTGCAGGGAAACGATTTACAGACCTGGCTTTTCGCAACTGCTCGTCTGTGTATCCGTTATGGGCATGTCGGTGTTCTGGTTGATGCGCCTGTAGCCGGACAAAGCGGCAGACCCTATTACGCCAGCTATACGCCCAGAGATATTTTGGGCTGGAGAACTGAGCAGGCAGACGGCGAACAGAAACTGATTCAGCTGCGGCTGATGGAAAAGGTTCTTATCCCTGATGGCTTATATGGAGAAAAGGAGGTTGAGCAGGTTCGAGTCCTGACCCCTGGCGCTTATGAGATTCATCAGAAGGATCAGAAGGGTGACTTCAGGGTTGTTGATGAAGGTCGCACCAGCCTTAACGAGATCCCATTCAGCGTTGCCTATTCCAACCGTATGGGGATCCTGGAATCCATCCCACCCCTTGCGGATATTGCTGAGCTGAACCTGCAGCATTATCAGGTGCAATCGGATTTAGGCAATCAGCTGCATATCAGCGCCGTACCGATGCTCGCCATCTTTGGTTTTCCGCAGGCAGCTGAGGAGATCAGCGCGGGTCCGGGTGAAGCTATGGCTTTGCCTGAGGGATCATCTGCCCAATACATCGAACCGGCTGGCAACAGCTATGACGCACAGTTCCGGCGTTTAGAGCAGATTGCAGGCCAGATAAACGAGCTTGGTCTTGCGGCTGTGCTTGGGGCAAAGCTGGTTGGCGAGACAGCAGAAGCCAAGCGAATCGATCGCAGCCAAGGTGACAGCACAATGATGGTTGTCGCTCAGCAGATGCAGGATCTGATCGATAACTGCTTGCGATTCCATGCCGCTTATCTGGGACAGTCGAACCCAGGTAGCAGCCTGGTTAATCGGGACTTTATGGGGATGCGTCTGGAGCCGCAGGAGATTCAGGCACTGCTGCAGCTCTACACAGCAGGAACGATTACACAGGAAACCCTGCTTCTACAGCTGGAAGCAGGTGAGGTTCTGGGGGATGATTTCGATGTAGAGGAAGAGGTAGATGCCACTCAAAATGGCGGGATGACTGAAAGAGAGTCTTCTCCGCCTGCAGAGGCCACAATGCCAGAGAGTACTGATGAGTCTGATGAGCTGGCTGAGTAAGGTCCGCAAGCCGGAACCGCCTCGTAAGCAGATCGTCTACTTCGCCCAGGAGGAGCTGCAGAACGAGTATTACGCCGTCATCCGAATCACTTGGTTCTTTAACGGTGAGATCTGCGATGTTTTTGAATCAAGCATTTCTCGTTATGACAAAGAGGCTGTTGCCGAAATCCCCAGCCTGATTCGTGATGCTCTGACTCATGGCGCTGACATTTCGGTGGTTTGCGTTGAATCTGCTGATGCTGTGGGGTTAAAGCCGAAATGAGCACGCCTGCTGCGCTTTTCCGTAATGCTGTTGATCTGAACAGGTTCAGCAATGGTGTGGCTCGGCGTATTGCGCTGACATATAACGATCTGATCCTTGAGGCAGTTGACCGTCTCCGGAGTATCGACGAGTTATCAGCGCCAGCTCAGGCCGCTCGGCTCAGAGGGATTCTTAGTCAGCTTAAGCAATCCCTCAATGGCTGGGCTGGTACCAGTACATTGCTGATGACAGAAGAGCTGCAAGGCTTAGCGGAACTACAATCGGAGTTTGTAACTGAGGAGTTGCGAAAGGCTCTTCCTGATGAGCTGCGCGATCAGATCAGGTCGATTGCAATCAGCCCTGCGTTTGCACGTTCTGTCGCTATGGTCGATCCCACAGCAATAAATGTAATCTCATTAAGCGATGATTTACAGGCAGCGGTAACGGGCGCACCACAAACCTTTTCCCTTACAGCGGCGCAGGGGACAGCAATTACACTGCCAAACGGAAGGATTATCGAAAAAACGTTTCAAGGTTTAGCAATCGCGCAAGCTGAGTTATTTGCAAAAACTGTCCGTAACGGGTTGCTGACTGGTGAATCGACAGACAAAATCGCTCGCCGTCTGAAAGGTCGTTTGCGGTTTAGGCAGCGAGGCAGCATCCGACAAATGACGCAGGCGGGAGGTGAGTCGACAGTGGTTGCCAATCGTCAGGTCATGGCCTTAGTGCGCACTTCGGTCAATCAGGTTGCAAATACAGCTAGCCAGCAGGTCTATGAGGCAAACCAGGACATCACCACTAAATACCGATATACCGCGACACTTGACAGCAGAACCTCTGCAATCTGTCGGGCATTGGACGGTAAAGAGTTTGATTACGGCAAAGGGCCAGTTCCACCTCAACATTTCAACTGCAGATCTACGACTGTTCCGATTATCGATTACGAGCGTTTAGGGTTTACTCCTCCAAAACCTGGCAAACGTGCTGCTCAGGGGGGGATGGTGCCAGAGGAGCAAACCTATGGGCAGTGGCTCAATGATCAGAGCAAAAAAGTAAAAGCCGATGTCTTAGGCCTTGAGAAGGTGCCTTACTTCAACAGACTCGCCAGAAAATATGGGCCAACTGATGCGATCCGCAAATTTGTTCGAGAGGACGGGTCGGAGTTAACCTTAGAGCAACTCCGTCGCCGTTATCCAAATGGCTCCACTGCCAAGTAAGTATCAATTCACGCCTCAGGCGGAAGAAGCCCCGGCGTCTTGCCCCCCTAAAAAACCTGCTTCGAGGAAAAAAACCGCTAAAACGGAAGAGCCTAAAGGAGACTCCTGATGCCTCGTTACAGCGGTCCCAAGAAGCCTCAATCTAAAATCAACAAAAAAAAGGGGGGTAAAAAGAAATGAAGAAAGGTTCTCGTGTCAGCTGGATCTATGGCGGGAAACGGACCTTTGGGACTGTTACCAGCATCAAAGGGGAAGGCTCTTACAGCGTTAAGGGGCCAAGTGGCGGCACCGTAACGCGGCGTGGCGCGAAGGGTGATCCGATCGTTGCTATTAAATCTGAGAGCACTGGCAACCCTGTTCTGAAAAAACGTTCTGAGCTGCGGGCGGCTCCTAAAAGCAAATCTAAAAAATAATGGCCGCAAAAAAACGCGATCCACGTCTTGATCGATATGGGCTGTCTGGCTTCAACAAGCCAAAGCGGACGCCTAGCCATCCGACCAAAAGCCATGTTGTGCTGGCTAAGGAAGGCGATCAAGTCAAGCTGATCCGTTTTGGTGAGCAGGGTGCAAAGACTGCTGGCAAGCCTAAACCGGGCGAAAGCAAAGAGATGAAGCGCAAGCGAGCTAGCTTTAAAGCCAGGCACGCAAAGAACATCGCGCTAGGCAAGATGTATCCGGCCTGGTGGGCGAACAAGGTGAAATGGTAGTTAGAGAGTTAAACTGAGCCCGCAATTAACCTTACGGGTTATTCATGGCTGAAGAGCAAAATCAGGAGATTACGTCTCCAGAAACTGCAAACAATGGTGAGATCAGCAAGCTGCAGGCAAGCATCGCCGCTCTAGAGAAAAAGAACTATGAGCTGATCGGCAAGCTGCAAAAGAATGAGCTGATTAACGAAGTGCCGGAGGATTACGAGGCATTAAAGGCGTTCAAGGCTCAGACAGAGCAGAACAAACTCGAATCAGAAGGCAAGTACACCGAGGCTCGTCAGGCTCTTGAAAAGCAGTTTCGCGAGGCTTCTGAAGCCAAGGACAAGCGAATTGCTGAGCTTGAAGCACGAGTCCGCGAGCTTGAGCTGATTGCACCTGCGAACACAGCATTAGCCGATGTTGTCCATGATCCCAGCATCGTATTTAAGGCGGATCTGCTGAAGCCGGATCAGATCGAACGCGATGCCGATGGGACTGTCGTTGTAGTGAATGGTTATGAGCGTAAGCCGATCAGTGATTGGGCTAAAACGCTCCCGGCCTACATGCAAAAAACTCCCCAGCCACAGGGCAGCGGTGCCCCTTCCGGCAGGAGTACAACAGGGGATATTCCTGCGGGTACAAAGAACCCCTTCGCAAAAGAGACGTACAACCTGACTGAGCAGTCTCGGCTCTTTAGAACAGATCGCGAAATGTACGAAAGGTTGAAAGCTGCTGCTAACCGTTAATATGCGAGGAAGGCAAAGCTACGCGGAGCCCAGGGTTACGCCCACACCGTAAACATCATTTCAAGGAGGTTTTGTCATGGCGACTCTTCGCTCTGACATCATCATTCCTGAGGTATTTACGCCTTACGTCATTGAGCAAACCACTCAGCGTGATGCCTTCCTGGCTAGCGGTGTGGTGCAGCCGATGGCGGAGCTAAATGCTTCAGAGGATGGCGGCGACTTCGTTCAAGTTCCGTTTTACAAAGCAAACCTGTCTGGTGACTTTGAGCGCCTGACGGATAGCTCTTCTCTTACCCCTGGCAAGATCGAAGCTGACAAGCAGGTCGGCGTAGTTCTGCACCGGGGCCGTGCGTTTGAGGCGCGGGATCTGGCGGCTCTTGCTGCTGGCTCTGACCCAATGGCAGCGATCGGCAACAAGATTGCTGATTACGTCGCAAACCAACGCCAGAAGGATCTTCTGTCCTGCCTGGCTGGTGTGTTCGGCGCAGTCGGTGACACCAGCTCTGCTGCTTATGCAGGGTTAGCTGTTGACGGCGAGACAGGCGACACTCCGACGATCCTCGGCCCCCGTCAGATCGTTGAAGGCAAATCCATCCTGGGCGATCAGGGTGAAAAGCTGACAGCAATCGCTATGCACCCCAAGGTCTATTACGACCTTATGGAGCGTCGTGCGATCGACATGATCTATGACAACACTGGTGCCCCTGACACCGCTGCTGCTCAAGGTTCTACCGCACCGGCCTTTGGCTCTGTGCAGGTTCCGACCTTCATGGGCCTTCGGGTAATTGTTTCGGCTGATCTCCAGACCGCTGGATCTGGTTCCTCAACCGAATATGCAACCTATCTGTTTACGCAGGGTGCCATTGGCTCCGGCGAGCAAATGGGCCTGCAAACCGAAACTGATCGTGACATCCTCGCCAAGAGCGATGCCATGGCAATCGATCTGCACTATTGCTTCCACCCGATCGGGTCGAAGTTCTCTACCTCTGTTTCAAACCCCACTCGGGCACAGCTCGAAACCGTGGGCAACTGGACCAAGGTGTACGAGACCAACAACATTGGCATCGTGCGGATTACCAACACCAGCAACCTTGACTGATAGGAGGTAATCACCATGGCATCCATTTTTGAGGCAACGGCGGGTAGCGCAATCGGCCCTACCAACGGCGGCACTGT